TCTGCATCTGCTGTCCGAGGTGGATCCTATAATGTCATCTTTCTTGACGAGTTCGCTTTTATCCCGAATCACATTGCTGACCAATTCTTTGCATCTGTTTATCCTACTATCTCTTCTGGTCAAAGAACAAAAGTCATAGTTGTATCTACACCACATGGTATGAATCACTTCTACCGAATGTGGCATGATGCTGAAAGAGATAAAAATGAATATGTTCCAACTGAAGTTCATTGGTCTGAAGTGCCAGGCAGAGATTCAGTTTGGAAAGAACAAACTATTGCAAACACATCAGAACAACAGTTTCGTGTTGAGTTTGAGTGTGAATTTCTAGGTTCTGTTGATACCCTGATTAGTTCTTCAAAATTAAAATCTTTAGTGTATGATGAACCAATAAAGAGTCATCGCGGATTAGATATCTATTTTGAACCAATTAAAAATCATGATTATGTGATTACAGTTGACGTAGCTCGTGGTGTTGGTATTGATTATTCTGCATTTGTAATTACTGATATTACATCATTTCCACATAAGGTAATTGGAAAATATAAAAACAATGAAATAAAACCAATGTTATTTCCCAGTATCATTGTAGATATTGCAAAAGCTTATAACAATGCTTTTATTTTATGTGAGGTAAATGATATTGGAGATCAAGTTGCAAGTATTATTCAGTATGATTTAGAATATGATAACTTGTTATTATGTTCAATGAGAGGTCGTGCTGGTCAAATTGTAGGACAAGGATTCTCAGGTAAGAAAACACAACTTGGAGTTAAGATGTCCAAGACTGTAAAAAAGGTAGGATGCTCTAATTTAAAAACTCTAATAGAAGATGAGAAAATAATATTCAATGATTATGATATCATATCAGAACTCACCACATTTATACAAAAACACAACTCATTTGAAGCTGAAGAAGGATGTAATGATGATCTTGCCATGTGTCTTGTAATATACGCATGGTTAGTTCAACAAGATTATTTTAAAGAACTTACAGATCAAGATGTCAGAAAAAGAATATATGAAGATCAAAGAGATCAGATAGAACAAGACATGTCACCTTTTGGATTCATTGTCGATGGCACAGAGGATGAAAGTTTCGTAGATGGTGATGGGGATCGTTGGTACTCTGACGAATATGGTGATCGTTCCTATATGTGGGATTATAGATGAATATTGAAGACCAGTTTGGATTGGAACATTTACTCTTTGAACAGAGAAAATGTAAGGTATGTGGTGAGACTAAAGAACTTATGAATGATTTTTACAAAACACGAAAAGATCGAGGAAATGTCCCATCAGCGTATGCATATGAATGTAAGAGATGTTCAATAAAGAGAGTTTCTGATAAAAGAAAAAGAAAAGAATTAGTAGAGACTTATCCCGATTGGTAATGTTCACGTCATGTTTCCCCATTTGAAGAGGTATCAATTTATAAATAAATTTAGTAAAACAAACGTGGAACTCGGAGAAAAACATGGCTGGCATAGGTTTAGTATCTCCAGGCGTTAAGGTTAGAGAAGTTGACCTTACGGTTGGTAGAATTGACTCCATAAGTGATCAGACAGGTGCAATAGTAGGCCCCTTTGAAAGAGGCCCAGTACTAGAACCTTTGCTTATTGAGAATGAGCAAGATTTGATCGATCTTTTTGGAAAACCATCACTTAATGATAGACATTATGAATATTGGTACACCGCATCAAACTATCTACAGTATGGTGGTGTATTAAGAGTCGTTAGAGCAGATGGTGCAAGTTTAAATAACGCAAACGTTGGAGGTATGCCTTCAACACATCCAACAGGTATTGGATCAACTTCAAATCTTAAAATCAAGTCTTTCCAAGATTATCAAAATAATTACGAAGACGCTGTTACATACAGATTAGCTGCAAGAAACCCAGGCAGTTATGCAAACGGATTAAAAGTTGCATATATTGATGGTGCTGCAGATCAACAACTTCATGTTACACCTCATGTAGTAGCAAATGTTAGTGTTGGAATGGGTGTTACACAACCCATCAGTGGAACAATTGTTGGCCCAGGCACAACATCAACCGCAGACGGATATATTCAAGGTATTGTTACTGGTGTTGGTGCAAGTACAGTTGATGTTAAGGTTGTAAATCGTGTATCTGCTGCTGGAACAATTTTCCCAGTAAGTTACACAGAGGACGGAATCTTTGCATTCACAACAGGAACAAAAACAAGTAACACATTACCTGGCCCTGGCGTTCTATTCTCAGATAGCAATTCAACTATTGCAAACCCTGACGCTGGTATTTCAACCTGTGCAACAGTCTTCCAAGTTGATGACTGGTATGATAACCAGTATATTCAATTAAAGAACGGTGCATTAAAATGGGCAGAGGTCGCTGAGAAACCAGGCACAAGTGGATATGCTGCTGCAAGACAAAGTTCTAATGATGAACTTCACATTGTAGTTATCGATGATACTGGAAAAATATCTGGTGCTCAAGGTGCAATTCTTGAAAAGTTTGCATTCTTATCAAAGGCAGATGATGCGAAGAACTCTTTTGGAGATGCAATTTACTATAAAGATAAGGTTTCTGAACAGTCCAATAACATCTTTATTGGAATTGCAACTGGAAACGGAGACATCGCATCAGGATTTACTACTGCATTTACACCATCAAGTGCTGCTCAAAACACTTGGAGTCAAGATGCACAAGATATTGACTTCAACTTCGTAGGTAACAAACTCTATGAATTACAAGGTGGTAAAGATTACTCTGGTGTAAGCACAGAGGGTGGTTTTGCAACATCTCTTGGAAACATAATCGGTGGTTATGAAATCTTTGAGAATGAGGCAGAATACGCAGTTAACTTCCTACTTCAAGGCCCTGGCATCACAGGTAGTCAAGCAGAATCACAAGCAAAAGCAAATAAATTAATTGCGATTGCAGAACAGAGAAAAGATTGTTTAGCAGTTATCTCTCCAAACAGAGAGACCGTTGTTAATGTAACAAGTGCAAAGACACAAACAACTAACGTTGTTCAGTTCTATGATCCAATTACATCATCATCTTTCGCAGTCTTTGATTCTGGTTATAAGTATCAGTTTGATAGATTTAACAATAAATTCCAGTTTATGCCATTAAATGGTGATATTGCTGGACTGATGGCAAGAACATCTGAGGAACAGTTCCCTTGGTTCTCACCCGCTGGCCCTCAAAGAGGAAACATACTTAATACAGTTAAGTTAGCATACAATCCAAATAAAGTTCAGAGAGATACTTTATATGTGAAGAGAATCAACCCAGTAATCTTCTCACCTGGCGGTGGATTCCTCCTATTTGGTGATAAGACTGGACTTGCATTTGCATCTGCGTTCGATAGAATTAACGTTCGTCGTTTATTCTTGAACCTAGAGGCAAGAATTGAAATTGCTGCAAGAACACAATTATTTGAGTTCAATGACCCAGTAACAAGAGCAAACTTCCGTAATATCGTTGAACCATTCCTTCGTGGGGTTCAGTCTAAGAGAGGTATTACTGATTTCCTTGTCATCTGTGATGAGTCAAATAACACACCTGATGTTATTGATGCGAATGAATTCAAGGCAGATATCTTTATCAAGCCTGCTCGTTCTATTAACTTCATCGGTCTTACATTCGTTGCGACAAGAACAGGCGTTAGCTTCTCTGAAGTCGCTGGTCGAGTTTAATTAAATCCCATCTAAATAACAAAAGGAGTTAAAAAAGAAAAATGGCAATTTTAGGAGAAAGCTTCTCTAATAGAAGTATCACCAACTTTCGAGATAGGTTAGTTGGTGGTGGTGCAAGACCCAATATGTTTGAGGTCAACATCACACTTCCAGATCAAATAGCACCAAGCGGTGATATCAGCCAAGATATGAGATTTTTGGTAAAAGCAGCTGAGATACCAGCTGCTAATATCGGAAATATTCCTGTTCCTTTTAGAGGTCGTGTTCTACCTGTTGCAGGGGATCGCACATTTGATCCTTGGACAGTAACTGTTATCAATGATGCACAATTTAACATCAGAGATGCAATGGAACAGTGGAGTAATTTAATTAATGACTTGCAGTTTGATGTTGGTGACATAAACCCTGCTGATTATCAAACAAAAGCAGAAGTTTTTCAATTATCAAGACAATCTCAAGGATCTGGTGGACAATCAGCTGGAAAGGGTGGAGAGATTATTCAAACTTTAAGAACATATAATTTTGAAGGAATCTATCCAAACGCAGTAAGTTCCATACCTTTAGATTATGGTGCAACAGATCAGATTGAAGAATTCCAAGTTACATTCAACTATCTATTCTGGACAACAGACTTACCTGGCTTACCTAAAGGTGTTGAGTCTGTATCAGCAGGCAACTAGTTGATTTATATCATAGTTTAGGATATAATATAAATACCAATAAAGGTATAATTATACAATGGCACAACTTTTTGGTTTCTCGATTGATGATTCGTATAAGAAACCAGCACCATCAGTAGTCTCGCCTGTCCCCAAAAATAATGAGGACGGTGCAGACTACTATTTGGCTTCTGGGTTCTATGGGCAATATCTTGATGTAGAGGGCGTATTTAAAACGGAATATGATCTAATTCGTAGATATCGTGAGATGTCACTTCATCCCGAAGTTGATTCTGCGATAGAAGATATATTGTGTGAAGCAATAGTTGCAGATCAAAATGATTCACCAATTCAAATTGATCTAGACAATTTAAAAGTCGGAGACAAAGTTAAAGATATTATTCGTAATGAGTTTCAATACATCAAAGAGATGTTGGATTTTGATAAAAAAGCACATGAAATATTTCGTAATTGGTATGTAGATGGAAGAATATATTATCATAAAGTCATAGATTTAGAAAAACCAGAAGAAGGAATTAAAGAACTTAGATATATTGATGCACTAAAAATCAAATATGTAAGAGAACAAAAGAAAAAAGGTGGTGCAAACGCAATTCAATATACGCCAGGCAATAATCCAGGCGCTAGTAATGATCCATTAAATGCAGATTTTGAAGGATTATCAGAATATTTTATATACACTCCTCATTCATATCAGAAAAATCAATACGGTTCAGTTGCAGTTACAGGTCAACAGAAGGATGCTGTTAAGTTTGCAAAAGATGCTATTGCATATTGCACATCAGGATTAGTTGACCGTAATAAACAAACTGTTCTTTCATATCTACAAAAATCAATCAAGGCACTTAATCAACTTCGCATGATTGAGGATAGTCTTGTAATTTATAGATTATCAAGAGCTCCAGAAAGAAGAATATTTTATATTGACGTTGGTAATTTACCAAAGGCAAAGGCGGAACAATATCTTCGTGAAGTCATGGCTAGATATCGTAACAAATTAACTTACGATGCAAACACTGGTGAGATTCGTGATGATAAGAAATACATGTCAATGATGGAAGATTTCTGGCTACCAAGAAGAGAAGGTGGTCGTGGAACTGAAATATCTACATTACCTGGCGGACAAAACTTAGGAGAACTTACAGATGTAGAGTATTTCCAAAAGAAACTTTATCGTTCTTTGAATGTTCCTGAGTCTCGCATGGCAGATAATAGTGGTTTTAGTTTAGGTCGTTCATCAGAGATACTAAGAGATGAACTTAAATTTACTAAGTTTGTTGGAAGAATGAGAAAAAGATTTAGTAATCTTTTTCATGATATACTCAAGACACAATTAATTCTTAAGAATGTAATAACTCCCGAAGAATGGGAAACAATGAGTGATCATATTCAGTATGATTTCTTATATGATAATCATTTTGCAGAACTTAAAGAAGCAGAATTGATGCAAGAAAGACTTGGACTCTTAGCAACTGCTGATCCTTACATTGGAAAATATTATTCCGTAGATTATATACGTCGTAAGATTCTACGTCAAACTGATACAGAATTAGTGGAACAAGATAAACTTATAAAAGCAGAAAAAGCCGCTGGTATTATTTTACCAACGGAACAAGAGATGATGTTAGCTGCTGCAGCGGAACAATCAACAAAGGGAAATCTTGGAAAACCAGCTACTGAACCAGATCTTGACGAAACAAGTATCGAGGCTCCAGAATCTCCCAAAGGTGGCGAGATATAAATAAAACATAGGTATAGGATTTTTATCTCATGGATGAATTAATGAACTTGATGATTGCAGATGAATCTCCATCTGAAATTAGTGATTCAATAAAAAATCAATTGATGCAAAAGGCTGCTGCAAGAGTAGATTCTCTTAAACCAGTAGTTGCAAATGCGATGTTGGGCTATGAAGTTGAATCTGAGGAAGATGTAGAAACAGAAACAGTCGGTGAACTTGATAATGAAGAAGAAACCGAAGAGGAAGATTAAATGGCACATCAACCAGTAGGCGAT